GTGGGCTGGCTAAGACTGCTAGAAGGCGCCGTGCTGTCCGTTGTACCAAAGGACAAGCTCCCAGAGCGACCAGTGTAAAAAGCCATGTCAATGAATCGTTAATAATTACATTCTATACATAGTCTATTCTGAACGACCATCAATTAAGAACAAACCATTTACCGTTTCTGCCAAACCGCGAGAAATCATGGATAGGCCATTGCCATCAGTGGCATGATGCACAGCGCGAATGGTTACCTCCCCTTCTTCATCCATTTGCACTTCCGTCACGCGAAACACTCGCTTTGTATTGACAACAGTGCCAATTACAAAAAGCTTACCCACATAATTCTGGAAAGCCCCAAAATCATTCCCCACTCGCGCTTGATTATTGGCAACAGTAACGCCGGTAAATAATTGCGTGGAAGATGCCCCGCCATCTGGCGTATACACAAGCATCGAATAGTTTGTTCCATCGGGAATAGTAGTAGTCACGGGCAGGTTTAATTTGCCTCCGTCTTCAATGGTTCCCGTGTAAATGCCATCCCATTGATTATGGGCCAGTTCCACGTAAATATATGCACCAGGAAAAACGGGACTATCGGTGGGGAAAGTTTTAAATTCAATGGCACGTTGTGAATAGCGCTTGCTATTACAAAGGAATTTTGCCATCAAAATGGCTTGCTGACGGCGCGTAACAAATCCTGACGCATCAATCGTCTTGCGAGATGCATTGCTTTCTACAACGTCAGTAAATTGCACATCCACGCTTGTATTCGTACCAAATGTATCTTCTGCATTGCTTTTTCTGTAAATAACAGTGACAATCATATCTTGCGTATTTTCCCCGTAATCAATAAACTCTTCCTTGTAAGATTCTTCAATAATATTGCCTTGATTAAACAATGCAGAAATACTAATCTGCCTGGTAATTGCACCAGTATTTTGCACGTATGGCACAGCCGGAATTAATACATCTTGTCCGCCAACTTTTGCAAGTTCTAACAAACTAAAGCCAGATATTTGCGCCCAAAATTGGCGCCACGAAACCGGCTCCGCAATCACTCCATCCATGAATAAATTATTGGTTTCACAAAATTTTTTACCCTTTGCCAACTGCTCTAAATCTACGGAATGCACGCTTGCATGACGGCCAATACCATCTTGCACATCAAGAACGGTATCAATAAAAATATCTGGAGCGGTATTTGCATAGCCATTGGCTGAGTCCGAAAGATATTGGAAACCAGGCTGTCCCCATGCAATATTATTGACAGTGCCAGAGGTGCGAAGAAGGCGGCAGAGGCGTCCTTGGGTGGCGAACACGCTGAAGGATCGCAAATCTTGAACGCTCTTGCCTGAATACATATTGAGCCCAATCAAACTTAAATTGTCATAAAGCGATGAATAGTTATTAAAGGAATCAACAATTTGTTCCGTGACTGCAGCAATTTGCATTTCCGGGCCATTGTCAAACGAAAACTGAATTTGACTGTCCGAAGTATTGCTAAATACATCCCATTCGTTCAAGCCAGCCGGTTGTTGATTGACAGGCGGAAAAAATATGGAAGTATAGACCAGACCAACAAAATCACACCGTGCGCCAGGATATAGCGATGAATTAAGGAGAATAGATGCCTGATTGCCAGAGTTTTCTAGCACGCAATAAATAGTTTCTCCAGACGAATTAAGAAGATTTGGCTTTGTCGCCACTTCAGCCGCAATATCATAAATTGGTTCAAATTTAAACTGCCAATGTTGGGCATTGTTTGCCCCCGAAGTTTTACTGTTGAAGCGTAGATAAATAAAATTTTCAATGTCTGCGCTTCTGCGAACTATAAAAACGCAAGGCACATGTGTATAGTCATTATCTTGAGCACGTTTCACTTTTAAAACGAACATTGCTGTTCTATATTTCAATCCATTGTCAGCGCTTTTATAGCCCGAACTACGGCGTCCACTTCCGTATTCTTCCTGCCTTCCGCTAACACGTTTAAAAATGCGAGCCTTCAAAGAAAAATCAACAATATTGCATGGAGAAACAGTTTGATAAGATGCTTCTTCTATGCGAACAATGGCTTTGGTATAAAATATATCTTCTCTATAACTAGATAAAACATCATCCCCCGCAATTGGATTAAGGCTAATATAAGAACGTAAGGCATTTTTCTCGTTTTCGGTTATATCGCGCTGATAAACATAACCATAATTGGGAGAAGTCCAATGATCCCTATATTGCTCGTAATAGCTGAAACGTCCTCGATTTATCCATCTATATTTAATACCACTCCTATGTTGACTATAGCCAACAATTTGATAACTAAAAATTCGACCATCATTTAGCAATGCTTGAGCGCTGTTAATTTCTGGACGAGCATCTTGATTTAGTAAATCATTGGTTGTTGTCCTTACGACTTCCCACTGGCGTCTTTTTTCTGCCAATGGAGTGTCGGCTGTAGCATCTTGAGCATTCACTCCCTCAAAACGATCAGTGCCATAAGCAACAGAATGCGCCTTGCCCTGTTCAACTGCTTTTAAATTGACCACCATTGGACCATCAACAATATCTCCACGATTTGCTGAAATTACTTTCAATTTTGTTGAACCAAATTTAAACAAGCCAGAATTGTCAAAAACAGAGGCAAGGACACGCCGTGAATCTTTTGCCTCCTCAGGGGCAAGTCCTTCATCTGCACTAGATGCCTGCAATATCCTAATGGTCACGTTTGTATTGATGGGAATAATTTGACGAGCCGTATAACCATCTTGCCCTGCCACTGACATTTGCACACCATTGATGGCGGCTTCAAAATCACCAACGGCATTTCTAATGAAAATCAAAACATTAATTGGCACCGCCCCATAAATGCCAAATGTATTGGCAGTGGTTGGTGAATAGCAATGACTAAAACCATCAGCAGTGGAATTGGTTTCATTGCGAACTAAATAAGGATTGGCAGAGCCTGGGCCAATTGTCGTTGGGTCCGAAACGGTTAGTCCGTTTAAAGCTGGCCTTACATCACTATTACGAAGAAATCCAGTGTAATTTTGAGCAAAATAAATCCAATAATTTTGCGCCACTAAATCCCTAAGGGCGGTTTGCCCAAAAGCACTTTTTTGCTCATCAATGCGTCCCAGTCCACCAGCACAAAGCGCAAACATTAAACGTACTAATTGACTATTGCCATAGCTCAATACTGCCGACCAAATTAAAGCTGTGGCCACTCGCACGCCACCTTCGGGGTTGGCATCAGTATTGGTATAAACAAGATTAACTGGATCACCATAAGCCGCCAGTTGTTGTTGCGTATCAAAGCCAAAACGAGGGGCAAATAATTCATCACGAGTGGCTGGAACACCCCCGCCAGCCGTGGGAGTGGCAGCACGAATTTGAGGGGCTTGAACAGGTGGAGGCGCAATAAGTGCCGCCACCACTTGAAATACAATGCCAACAACGGCAATAATAATTGCAGCAACTTCCCAGTTTCTAATATCTAACGTTGTGCCTTCTTTTGCGTCTGCATATAATTGTTGCTGTGCGACAAAATCTAAATACTCTTCCTTTGTAATGCCAAGAGCATCAATTAATTGGTATTCATAAGGAAGCAGTTTGTCACGCTTGTCGCTCATTAATCTGCCCAAAAATAATACTTTGGCCGCACCCTTGAGATAGGCGCTGCTACTACCATCTTACTTGGCCCGAGAAATAAACAATTGCCATCGTCCAATACAACAGCCATGGCAAGCAATGAATTGCCGCCTGGTAGGTAAAATACCGCGCCAGGGCGTGGTTCAGTAATTTTTTTGCCAAAACTTAACAACCAACGTAAAATTTTCCGAATGGTTAGCTCTTTCTCTTCATAATCTTGATACACCCATGGATAGGAAGTTTCTAAATGCTTAAGGCCCAGCCGTTTTCTAACTTCCATGCAAAGAAGCCAGCAATCAGTGAAGCCTTCACCATCGCTTGGGCGTGCAGCATATTGATGCTTTAGCCCAATCAGATCGCTGTAATCAATCATCGCAATGAAACGCTTGCGCTTAACGGCAATAATCCTACAAGGCTGCGCGTTAATGTACGTGCTGGAAATTGTGTTCCTACGCTATCCATTGCGCTTCTAAATCTAAGTTCAATAGTGGTATCAGAGAATGCGGCGCCAATACCAATATATCTTTCTTCATAAGTTTTTACTGGAGCAAAATTTGCATTAAGCCATTGCGTAGTTAAAACTAATCGACTAAGCCTATTACCATTGCCCTGTTCAACCAAACGTAGTGCCACTTCTACATTGGGAAACAACACTTGCAATAGTGTATTGTCGCCGCCCAAATTGCTAATTGTCCCTTCCGTACGAAATGGAGCAAAAGAATATAATTGCCCGTCGTAAATTTTGGTTTCGTTAACAAAGAAATTTTGGTAGCGATGGTAAACAGTGTTGGGATCGCTGCCAAGAGTGATGGTATCAGCTTGGTTCATGCCTGCCAAATTAGCTGCCGTAGCAGCCGTATCTGTCATTGCTAAAAGATCAAAATATTGAACAATTCTTAGCGTGGTCATGGTGTAAATTCAGAGCTAAGTTTGACGCTAATTGTGCTTAAATTTCTATAAGTGCTTTCCACTTGAGGGGCTTCATCATAAAACCAAAGCATTTCAGAAGAACTTCCACTCCCAATGCCAAGTTGTTGCAGCACGATAAATGGCGCTCCAGCTTTTAATTGCCTGGTTGTATTTGTACCAGCAGTTAATCCCGCCAATGCTTCATCGGATAATGCAAAGCCCGTGGAATTACCTAACTGCCCGTGATAATGACTATAAATGGCGGCCAATGCGTCTTCGCTCATATTTTCAAACACTAGTTCTAACGTGGCTCCATACGGACGATTGCCAAAACTTCTGCGAATAGTCTTTCCTGATAAAGAACGATAAATTTTTGTTGGATATTCGCCCAGCGTAAAATTACGACGAGTGGGTTTTAATGATGGAAAATTAGCCATGGTAATTAAATGCCAATTCTCCGACGAGTGTTAGGACTTTGTTGAATTTTATCAATGGCTAAATTAGCCCCTTGCCGTGCACCATCTTTTGTGGCAAGCTTTCTAGTCTCCATCATAGCCCTCTCTAGTTGTTCCCTACTCACATATTCCACGTTGTTAATGGTAGTGGTTTCAAAATTCATTGATAACACTTGCGATGCAGCACCACCACCATTGTTGCTATTGCTCATTTTGTCTCTTACGCTATCGCCTTGCATTTGCACGGGAATAGCGCGACCATCGGGAAGAGGAACAATGGCTTCGTTGTATTTTCCTTCGCCCACGAGACCAAGCGTAGGGCCTTGGACAATTCCACCATTCGCAAAAGCCCTGAAGCCTCCAGAAGCAATGCCTCCATCGGCAAAGCCGGTGATAGTGCCAGCCCCAAAGCCCGCTGTAGAACTTAAATTGCCGGAAGCCTTGGTTGCTCCTTCAAGACCCATTCCCCCACCCATGCCCGCAAAAATACGAGCAATGCCAATTGCCACATAAGTGGCAATCATTTGAGAGGCGGCCTGCATTAAAGCTTGCCCAATAGAATTTAAAAATTGACTAAATACTTCTTGGGCTGTGGCAGTGCCTTGCACCATAGAAGCAATGCCTTCGGTCATTAAGGCGCCAAAGGCGCTGCCAATGCCTCCAATGGCGTTTTGAATGCCGCCAAACGTGGCCTGAAGGCGCATGGATTGCGTTTCCAGCTCGGCCATTTGCCTGGCATGTTCTTGTGTTGCTCCTCCTGCAATTTGGTTTTCATAAGTCTGAGCTGCGCTGCCATAAAAACCTGCCATTAAGCCGGTGCCCATGGCTTCAATTTCTGCTTTGGCTTTTGCTAGTTCTGATTCTTGTTCCAGTAGTCGATTGTTTTCTATGCGAAGAGCGATAATTTCTTCATATTGTTTGATTTTGTCGGCAACTAAATCAAACTCTTCCTGATCTAAATCTTTAAATTTTTCTCCCACAATAATTGCAGCTTCTTCGGCTGCAGTGAGTTGTAGTCTTCCTTCTCGATAGGCCTTGATTTGCGTTTGTGATTTTGACAAAGCAAGTGTTTCATCGCGAATGCCCTCACTAATTGGTTTTTCTAAATCAAAAATTGATTTTTGAACAGCAAGGTTATATTTATTTCGCGCTAATACAAGGGTATTTTCATATTTATTCCGTAAATCTGCTTGTTTTAATGCCTTGTCTCCTGCTGATAAATTTTCATCGCTTAAACGAGCTAGGGCCACCCGCAATTGTTCGGCGGCAACTTTTTTGGAAGTTTCAAGATCAATCGCTGCCACGCCAAGATCATATTGACGTTCTGTAATTTGTTTTGCCAAATATAAAGATTGTAAATTATCTTTTTCTTTTTGCCCAATATCAGATAGGGAATCTGACATGTCTTGATAATATTCTTTAATTTTCCTGTTGCGACCTTCACTTTCGCTTGGGGGAATGGTTCCCAAAGAAGGAGGAGCCATTGTTTGTTTTTCTTCTGCCAATTGTGTTTGTCTAAATCTTGATTCAGCAGCAAATTGCTCTTGCTGTTGAATCAAGCCAGGTATCATTGTTTTCTCTATAAACTTTCTTCCCGTTAAGCCTGTTTGCACTGGAATGCCAGCGGCTTCAAAGCGGCTGGCCATTTCAGGAGATACTGCTACATTTCGCTTGCCAAGTTTATTGGTTGATTGTCCCATTAAAGATTGCAAGTCCCTAATGTTTCGTTCACGGGCAAACTGTTCCGTCCGGGCTTCCGTTGCAGACATGCTGCGAATAGCTTGCGCAGCCCCAGCGGCTCTAAGTTTGGTTTCTTCTAAACGTTGATTAAGCGACATAAAACGCTCAATCAATGCACTAATTCCAGCCAGCACAAGACCAACGCCAGTAGAAGCAAAAAATGTACGAAGAGTTAAACCAGCCGTGCGAATAGACGCGGCAGTGACTTGCGCTGTATTGCCAGTGGCTGCCATCATTCCACGGAAAGCCGTTAATGTACTGGTGCCCGCTAATACGCGAGCATTAAAAATTAATAATTGCGCGGCATTGGAAATCCACAGGCCACGCATCACATTAAGAGCTATGTTTAATGGCAAAACAATCGTATAAATTCTTGCTAAATATCCAACAACTGGATTGCCAGCAATTTGTAATAAAATTTTCGATGCCTCTAGCGCAATCTTCCCAAATGCACTAAATTGTTGAATCAATGCAGACAGGTTGGTTCTAATTCCATCAAAGGCTGGACGTAGACGTTCCAGTTCTTGTGCTAAAGCAAAGCCACCAGCAGTGCGTGCTTGTGTGCCCGTAAAAAAGGAATTTACGCCATCTGCCACTTGACGAATGCCCTGTGTCATGGGCGTAACTACGCTATTTAAAAAGCCCACTGCAACAGGTTCAAAAGCTTCATATAGAAGCTTGAGTGAATTTTGCATACGATTGATGCTGCCTTGGAATGTACGAGCCGCACCTTCCGCCCCCGGCCCAAATTCTTGAGTCATCACCACGCCAACATTTTTAAGCAATCCAACCATTGCTTCGCCCTTGTAGCGACCTTCTTCCAATGCAGCAGAAAAATCTTGAATTGCTTTTGGCCCTTTAAATCCTGCAGCTTCGGCAAAAATGGCCATTGCCCCAGGCAATACATCACCTAATTGCCCTTTAAGCTCTTCACTCATTACTTGTCCTTTGCTTGCCATTTGAGCAAAAGCATAATTAACGCGATCCACCTTGTCAGCGCTCATACCAAAAGTGGCTGCAGCTTGGCTAATTCCAGTGAACAATTGTCTAATTTCTTCCCCCTGGAAA